CTCACTGGCTTTATCAAAGCATATCTGAACATTCCTAATAAATCATATAAGGATAAGAGTGGGAGAATAATAGATATTAAAGATAAAACTGAAGCAGAGGCTAGATTAGATAATATAGAAGCCTATTTTAAAGGAGATTTTTCTGAATTAAGAGAGGCCATAGCCTTACAGCCTAAGAATAAGGTAAAAGTTCTCTTTGGAGTAAAAGCTACTGATGATAACAAGCAGTATCAGGCTGTATATACCCAGAAGTTCTTGAAGAATAATATCACCGATTATAGTGGGTTAGACGTGGATATGCAGACCAGAAAAGCTAATGGGGCATATCCCTCTACTGAATTTGAGGTATGTGACTTAAAGGAATATTCCGTAGAGTCAACTGACTTTACAAGTACTTCTACACAGGAAGATAAAGCTCCCTTTGAAGTGGACTCCTCTTCCCCCTGGTTCTTTAGTAACTAAATTAAAAATAACATAAATGCATGTCTGTCAGTTCTGGTAAAAGTTCTATAAGCTTAGAAGACATCTTAAGCAGAGTAACCGAAGCAGATATTCTTTTTTATTACCTAGGTGTAACTAGAGTCCCTTGTGTTATGAACTCTCCTCTAAGACAAGATAAAAGACCCTCATTCGGATTATATTCTATGGATGGTAAAAGAATATTCTATACAGACCTATCTACTAAGGATAGAGGAGGCCTTTTTGATTTACTAGGAAAAATGTGGAGTTGTGACTATATAGATGTTTTAAAAAGAATAGATGAGGATATACCTAAATTTACAATAGGAACTAATATAAAAGCAACTACTCCTTGTCATATTTCTGCTTCTGGAGGTTATAATAAGAATGTAGATCTTCAGTGTAAAATAAGGGAATGGAGAAAATATGATATTGAATATTGGGAATCTTATGGAATTAGTCTTCAGTGGCTCAAGTTTGCCGAGGTATATCCCGTATCTCATAAGATTATATTAAAAGACGGTCATAGATATGTATTCAGAGCTGATAAATATGCTTATGCTTATGTTGAACATAAAGAGGGGAAGGTTACCTTGAAGATATACCAACCCTATAGCAAAGATAAGAGATATAAGTGGTGTAATAGACACGACAGATCAGTGATAAGCCTGTGGACCAAAGTACCTGAGAGTGGGAATATCATTTGTATATGTTCTTCTCTTAAAGATGCTCTTTGCTTATGGGCTAATACTGGTATACCAGCTATAGCAGTTCAAGGAGAGGGGTACAATATAAGTAACACAGCCATTAATGAATTGAAGAGAAGATATAAAAAGATATGCATCTTATTTGATAATGATGATGCTGGAATTATTGATGGTGATAAATTGGCTAAGAGCACTGGATTTACTAATGTGGTGTTGCCCAAGTTCAGTGGTGGGAAAGATATTAGTGATCTAATGCTAGTCAAAGGTAAATCTGAGTTTCTTAAAGTAGTATTACCTCTCTTTAATTTTAAATAAATCTTTCAAAACTTTAAATAATAATTAAAATGGAAGCAAGAAGAATCACAGTAATTTCTACTAAAACCCAAAGAAAACAGATCATTATGTCAGCAGCTACTACTCTGGAGGAGCTTAAGAGAGATCTGGAAGCAGCTGGTATAGATTATGGAGAAATGACTTTTTATGAGGGCCTCTCCAAAACTGAGTTAAAAGATAACAAGTCTCTCTTACCTCATGATATCTCCTACAAGGGGCAAGTGACAAATGAACTAGTATTCATGTTAACTAATCCTAATAAGAAGATAGCATCTGGTGTACTCTCTCCCAGGAGACAGAAACTGTACGAAGAGATCAAGAGATCTAATCTTGAATATAAATGTAAAGAAAAGTATAATAAGGTCTATACTCAATGTTCAGATAATGACCTCATTCACCTCATTGCAGAAAATTCTACTGAAAGCTGTGCATGTGAAGATACAAAGGTAGAAACTGCACCTGAAGCTGAATTTAAGGCCTTAAGAAGGGCATTCATTCATCTGGTTGCTATACTCCGAGATAATGATTATATTACTCTGACAGAAGAGGACGAATTACATGATGTCCTGTACAGAAGATCCTCCTGTGAACCTGATGAATTAGAGAACAGTCCCTATTCAAGATCAGAAATAGATAATATGTTCGATTTTTTAAAGTAATAAGGATTAAATAGGG